CGTTGATATAATCCAAAAGCGCTTCAACAACGTCTACCAATTGAGCAGACGTGAATCCGTACTTTGGGCCAACGATAGTGATGCTAACCGAAGCGGTCTGCTTCGTGCTAGCATCCGAATAAGGGTCGGTAGCAATCTTAGATTGCTGGAGTTGCACATAGTGCTTCTCGCCGCCGCCCTTCAGATACGTATGGTTCGTTGTAACGGAAAATCCGTTGACAGCGTCCAGACGTACTGTCCCGTAGTCCTGGTTCTTGACAATAGGAAAAGTCAAGGCCGGGGTGGGGGAATTCGCCGCAATTGTGACAGGATCAACAAGCATAAACGTCTCCTTGTGGGCAATAAATTTAACCTCTAGGACGGAATGTCCTAGGGGTCGAATGATCCAGCCTCTGAGCAAGAAGAGCTCCGAGTATGGACTGCTGGTATGCGGATAAGTTCCGCGCAGCAGTAGTGTTCACAGCAAGGGCGGTAGCCATATCCTTACGAATACGACATTCGTAATTGAGGACAGACGTGTGGTTGTTTAACACAACAGAAGTTGTGCTACTCGTACCCACAAAGTCCTCGATGGTATAGTCTACCGCATCGGACTTCGACTGGTAGTTCGTGATTAATCGACCCTTAGTAAGGCCGGTAATCATCCCCCAATTGATTAACGTGGGATCTCGGTTAATATTGTCAATTACTTCGACATAATTACCAAGCCCAGTGAACCAATCGACGAGCCAGGACCAAGGTATCAAGTTGTAGATATCCGTGGGTCTGGGAACTGCTCCTATCTCTTCCCAAAATCTATGGGATTTGAAGGAAATACCATCTGGAGGGGGGAAATCAAAGGTTGCGTTTATTACTAACCGCAGCTCTGTTTCTCTTTCCAGCTTATGAGTAATGTTTGAACTATACTCATAAGGTGAGGTATCATAGTCGAAACCGGAGACTCCTTCAGACAAAGAGGTGTTAAAGTTCCTCTTTGTACGAAAAGTTGTTGGTTTCCCCGCTCTTCGAATAAGAAAAGCATATTTCTTGCTCAACTTATCCGGGAGTGCCAACAAATCCTTAACGTCCTTTACCAACTGCTTCCACCCAAAATGATAAGAGAGATACTCATTTGGGACCCTGGATACCAAACCTTGTAACTCGAAGATCGAGTCACGAAGCTTGGGTTTTGTTCCAAGGGAAGCGAAGAGCGAACGGAAAGACCTCACAGTTTCTTGAATACTCTTGATGCTGCGAGGAAGATCCCTAAGCTCTACTATGTTACGGAAGAGAGAGTAGTCCCTACGATTAGGACTCCACTCTTTAAACATAGCTAAACACTCATGAGCGATTTTATCGTTCAAGAATGCTAGCTCTGCCGTACGTAAGTTGTTAAACGTCGTAGGATAGAGCACTGCAGCTGTCGGTACGATATTATGCACCCAACTTTCGAATGAGTTAGAATGAGTGTTCGCGGAACCGCCGCGTTCAGAACATTCTGGACTCACAGGATTAGCTGGATGATATATATAGTTGTACCGATTGACCTTTTCCACGTGTCTTGCTGGCGAATTAATGTAACCTTGGAAAGAATCCATGGTACCTTGTTCGCTTCCCAATAAACGTGTACGACGGGTCGTGTCATTGATTACGGATATGAGAACAGGCTGAGTCGTAAGGTCAGCATTAGCTTCTCCCGTAGCATCTATTCGCTCCGCTAGCCCAGGTGACCAGCAGACCGCTATCCCTCCATAATTTGGAATTTGGGATAACGACCAAGCTGTAAACTTGCGCAAGGATCGTCGGTTCAGCAAAACTGAGTCGACGCCCTTTGTACGTTCGCGATTAGATGGGGTAATCCTATGAGGCGCAACCTTAAAGTCTCTCAATGGGTCGATGGCGAAAACCACCGATTTATGAAAGCTTAAAGGGATGTATCTCAAAAGAAGACCCTCAAGACCAGTTGCAGTCTTTAAATTCGATAGATATCGATACTCGTAGAAATTACGAGGATCCATGTCTTCAGGTAATCCGCGTGTATCATTGCGGATTGGCTTAGGACTGGTATCGATAGCCATTGAATTCTCCTCTGGTGTGAACAGGCATCGCTCTCTAAAAGTAAGAGAGCTGAATAGTGGACAAATCCACTAGTGGACCCCGTG